TGATAGCAAAGTGTTTTACTATAAAGAGATTGATAAACAAAACCCACAACGTGGATTGATTTCTCTCATACCAATTGATCCTATAAAGATCAAGAAGGTTCGTAAGATAGAAAAAGATAGAACCAGAGTTGCTGGTGGTCAAATTATTCCGTTCATCAAGAAGATCGAAGAATACTATGTCTATGTCGATACCGACAAAGAAGCAATGTATCCAACCACGCCTTCTGGTTATAAATTTACAATAGATAGCGTTACATATGCACACTCCGGAGTTGTTGATTCTGTAACTAAGCGTGTGGTTGGTTATCTACAAAAAGCCATACGTCCACTTAACATGTTGCGCCAGATTGAAGACGCAGTAGTAATCTATAGAATTTCTCGCGCTCCTGAGCGTAGAATCTTCTATATTGACGTTGGTAATTTGCCAAAGCAAAAAGCAGAACAATATCTTCGAGAGATCATGAATCGCTATCGTAACAAGATTACATACGATTCTGCAACTGGTCAAATTCGAGACGATAGAAATCATCAACACATGCTTGAAGATTACTGGCTACCTCGTAGAGAAGGTGGAAGAGGAACTGAGATTCAAACGCTCGACGGGGGACAAAACCTCGGAGAGATGGAAGATGTTATGTACCTACAGAAGAAACTCTATAGGTCTCTTAATGTTCCAATTTCTAGATTGGAAGCAGAATCTGGTTTCAATATGGGAAGATCTGCTGAGATCACAAGAGATGAAGTTAAGTTCTATAAGTTCGTAGAACGTCTTCGTCTTCGTTTTGCATCTATGTTAGTAGACATGCTCAAGACTCAAGTGATTCTCAAAGGAATCATGACAGAGGATGAGTGGAGTAAGATTCAGCACGACATTACTTTCAAGTTTAATAAAGACTCATACTTTAATGAATTGAAAGAAAATGACATTATGCGTGACAGAATGGATATGCTAAATAATCTTACGCCGTATGTTGGCAGATATTATTCAGATGAATACATTCGTAAATCTATACTTAAGCAAACTGATGAAGAAATTATTGAAATCAATGCTCAAATTGCAACCGAACAGCAGGAAGCTTTAATTAAGCAAGTAGAGCAACAGCAACAGATGATGTCTCTTGGAATTCAACCGGAACAACAGGATGGTGGTCAACCCCCACCGCAGCAATAATGAGCATTAAACCAGAATTTGTAGCACTCATGATGAGCGACAAGGAGTTATTCAAGAAGGAACTATATTCCATTCTTGAAGACAAGATGTCCATTCAAGTCAGCAACAAATACATTGATGAATCAGAAAAATTGTTTGAACACACTAGGATTGAACCAAAACCAGTAATCATTAAAGAAGCAGTTATAGAACCTAGCAAAAAGGTCTATATGCCAATTAATGAGGTAAATAGTGCAATAACCACCAATAGAACTCATTGGATGACAGCAAGAGATGGTTCTAGTTTAGAACTAACTCCACAAATGGCTAAATACCTAGCAGAACTATATAATTCTCTAAATAGTTTACACAAAGACAAATTAGTAAATCTAATTCAGGAATCTGAATATGGGTTTAAAAAAGCAGTTCAAACTGCAGAAAAGTTATACGGGAGATAAAAATGGATACAAACAAACTAATTAAGAGCGTCATTCAAGAAAACATAATTGAATCCAAGAAGATTGCTACCGAGATTCTTCTACAGAAGCTATCTGAGCGTCTTCAGTCTAAGTTCCAAGAGTATGCTCCTGAGACTTTTCTAGACGAAAAAAAGGATGAAGAACTTGATCCAGTAGGCGAAGAAGATGAAGATGTTGACAACGACGGAGATTCAGATGAGAGTGATGATTACATAAAGAATCGTCGATCTGCTGTTGCTCGTGCTATGAAGGATGAAGATGAAGGTGACGAAGAAGAGGAAGAGGAGGAAGAAGAAGAGGAAGAAGAGGATGAAGGCGACGAGGGTGACGAAGATGATGGCGAAGAAAAAGGCGAATATGGTCGTTCACCCGAAGAAGCTGGAGAAAATGATGCCGAGACAATGAATAGAAAAGCATTCTTTCCGACCAGCATGAGCGAAAGCAAGAAGTTCAAAGGAAGAAAAGCCAACTAATGAAACTTATCACCGAAACTATAGAAGACATTAAGTACATTACCGAAGGCACCGATGATAAAAAATCGATGTTTATCGAGGGTGTGTTCATGGTATCGGATGAGATGAACCGCAATGGTCGAGTATATCCATTCGATACTCTAAACAAAGAAGTCGGTAGATACATTACCGAGTTTGTGAATAACAATAGAGCATTCGGTGAACTTGGACATCCAACTGGTCCAACGATCAATCTCGATAGAGTTAGCCATAGAATTACCATGTTAGAATTTCGTGGCCCAAAGTGCTACGGAAAAGCAAAAATCATGGAAAGCACTCCTATGGGCAAAATTACTGCAGAACTCATTAGAGAGGGTGCTAAGCTCGGTGTAAGCTCTCGTGCGATGGGTTCCCTCATCGAACAAAATGGTAAGAAGATCGTTCAACCAGATTTAATGTTATCTGCGATTGATATCGTTGCAGATCCTTCTGCTCCCGGTGCTTTTGTAAATGGCATTATGGAAGGTAAAGAATGGGTTTGGAATAATGGTTCATGGTACGAACAAGATTTGATGGAAGCAAAACGCATCATAAAGAAATCATCTACCAGAAATCTAGAGAAAAAAGCACTAACCCTATTTGAGAATTTCTTTAGAAAGCTTTAATGTTTAGATTCAATCCATACAATTTCACTATAACAATAGACGAAGCTATACAGCCGCCTGGAATTCCTGCGGATTGGGTAAATAAAAACGGACTATGGGTGGCGCCAGGAGATACTAAAATTCTTGGTAAGGGTGCAAACGCAAGAATTCGTCACAGAGATGCCTCTGGGGAAGAAACTGTCGCTAATTTTAACGATACAAAAGCAGAACAACAAGCACCAATTCAGTTTCGTGTGGGTAGAAATATATTAGCAAATCGACAAGCTAATGCTCCAGTGACTCCAGCACAAAGACAAGCAATGATGGCAACAGCTCTTGCAAAGCGTGCAAGGCAAAATAAAGGAACTGGTACGCCACCTGTTATTCCACCACCTCCACCACCTCCAACTGGATCACCACCACCCCCACCACCTCCAGCTGCAACTTCAACTGGGATTTCAGCTAGGAGACAAAAAGCCAATGACGTTGTAGGAAGTATTAGTAATTTTATGAGCGGAGCGGAAAATGCTTACGCTAGCAAACATCCAAATAGAAGAGCAAATCAATATGGTGGTGCTGGCCGAATGCTTCAAAGTGCATACAATGTTGGAACAAGTATATACGATGCCATGAAAACACCGGGAACTCCAGGATCTCCTGCAACAGCTACAACACCGGCAGTTGCTGCAACACCGGGTAAATTTGATCCGCGCGCAGGAGGTAGAATGGTAAGAGCAGGTGCTGGAGCAATAGCTGGGACTATGATTGCTGGCCCAATTGGTGGACTTCTAGGTGCTGGCATTGGTGCTCTTACAGCAAGAAAACCAATTCCAGAAGAGAGATACTACAGAGTGTACAAAATGATATCACAGCATGACCATCGGTAAACGACCTAAAAACAAACTTTTACTAAATAACTTTAGCTCTTAATAAGAGGATAGGAAAAATATGGAACAGAAAAACAATATGGCTATGGACGCAATGACTTACACCAAAGATGCATCTGGAAAAGGTATTCAAGTAAATCCTTTTCAGAACTTCAATCCTAATTCCGCTGCCAATCAAGGCACACTTCGTCCCGGTAGCGTTGCTCCAGGACCAGGTGGTGAAGGCAACTCACTAGGAGGTGCTAAACCAGCAATGGCTGAAGAAGGTGATGAAGAAGAAGAAGACGGTCAAAAAGAGATGCAAGAGCATCTCGAAGCTCTCTTCGATGGTGAATCATTGTCTGAAGAATTCATGACCAAAGCTACCACCATCTTTGAAGCAGCTATTAATCAGCGCGTCAATGTTCTTCGCGAACAAGTAGTTGCTGAAGCCGCTGCTGTTGTTCAAGAAGAAGTCGAGACTGCAGTCAATGAACTAGCTTCTCGTCTTGATGACTACCTAGGGTATGTCGTTGAAGAGTGGATGGAAGACAACAAACTCGCAGTCGAGAATGGTGTTCGTACCGAGATCGCAGAGAACTTCATGGCTGGACTCAAGGAACTCTTTGAGACTCACTACATCGAAGTTCCAGAAGAGAAGTATGATGTTATCGATGGCCTCTTCGAAGAAAACGAACAACTCGAAACCAATCTCAATGAGCAGATTCAGTCAAACATCGAACTCAAGAAACAACTATTGGCATACGAAGCTGGTAACATCTTCGCTAATGTCTCAGAAGGTTTATCTGATGTCGAGGTTTCAAAATTCGCATCTCTCGCTGAAGGCGTAGACTTCGAAAGTCTCGATCAGTATCAAGAGAAACTCAACATTCTAAAGGGCAGTTATTTCAACACTGTTCCTACCACAAATAATATGCTTGTCGAAGAGACAACAAACAAACAAATCACTCAGAATATTAGTTCAAGTATGAACGCATACATGAGTACTTTGGATCGTATTGCTAAACAGAACAAAATCTAATTCCACACAAATAATAAGGAGATACAGAAATGGATTTTTCAACTACATCGTCGTATGACGTACTTACCGAGAAGTGGGAACCCCTACTTTCACATGACGCACTTCCCGTAATCGGGGATAGCTACAAGCGCAAAGTTACCGCTGTACTATTAGAGAATCAAGAGAAGGCTCTTCGCGAGCAATATCTTGTTGAAGCACCTGCCAATGCAATGGGTGGTAATTTTTCCGCTGGTCAAGTTGGTACAGCAAATTCAAACCTCGCTGGTTATGATCCAATCTTAATTAGCTTGGTTCGTCGTTCAATGCCAAATCTGATTGCTTATGATATCGCAGGTGTGCAGCCGATGACTGCTCCAACCGGTCTTATCTTTGCAATGCGTAGCAAATATAACTCCCAAGGTGGTCCAGAAGCTCTGTACGCAGAAGCCTTCTCTAAGTTCGGTGGTTCTGGTAGTACTTCTACTAACGCACCTTTCTCTGCAACAGGTGGTATTAATCCTGTTGGTACATCTGGTGGTGTTCAAGATGCAAATACCAGCCCAGTTGCAGGTATTCGCGAAAGTACCTATGACATCAGTGCATTCCGTGGAATGTTGACTAGTACTGGTGAAAATCTTGGTACTGTTCCTGGAAGCTTCCAGGAAATGGCATTTAGCATTGAGCGCATTGCAGTCGAAGCAAAGACTCGCGCTCTCAAGGCTGAGTACACAACCGAGTTGGCGCAAGATCTCAAGGCCGTTCACGGACTTGACGCTGAGAGTGAACTTGCTAATATTCTTAGCACCGAAATTCTCAACGAAATCAATCGCGAACTAATTCACACCATCTACCGTGTTGCTAAGACTGGTGCAACTCAGTCAGATCTGACTGCTGCTTCAACTGGTGGCGTTTACGATCTCAACACCGATTCTGATGGTCGTTGGAGTGCTGAGCGTTTCCGTGGTCTCATGTTCCAAATCGAACGTGAATGCAACGTAATCGCTAAGGAAACTCGTCGTGGTAAGGGTAACTTCATGATCTGCTCAAGTGACGTTGCAAGCGCACTCACAATGGGTGGTTTTATGAATCTTGCTCCTGCTGTGACTGCAAATCTTGATGTTGATGATACTGGTAACACCTTTGTCGGTGTTCTCAATAACAAAATCAAGGTTTACATTGATCCGTATGCCAAGCTTGGCGTTAACTACTGCGTAGTTGGTTATCGTGGTACATCACCATACGATGCTGGTATTTTCTATTGCCCATACGTTCCGCTCCAAATGGTTCGTGCAGTCGATCAGAATACCTTCCAGCCAAAGATCGGGTTCAAGACCCGTTACGGTATGGTAGCCAATCCGTTCGCAGAGAGCACCAACATCAATGCTCTAGCTTCTAATCAGTACTACCGTATTTTCCAAGTAACTAACCTACATGGTA